GGTGTAGTTGGTGGTAACATTAGCACAAGCTCTAATACTTTTCCAGTTACAACAACAAGAGTTAGACCTACAGGTGGAAGCATTACTGCTGAAGGCGAAGGTTTTATTCTAAGACAAAAAGGTGCTTCAAAGTTTTTAGTATCAAGATTAGACGCAAGTGCAATTGACCCTGCAGACGCAGTAGTTGGTAGTACAGTAAGAGTTGTTGCAGTTGGTGACACTGACTGGGCATCAATGGGCGCCGGCAAAGGCACAATAGCAGTAGGACATATTTTTAGTGTTGAAGCTGCTTCAGCCGCTGGTTCATCAGGAACAGTTGCAGAATGTGGAATTTGTACACTAGCAAACGAAGCTGATTCTGGTTTATCAACAGGAAGTATGACAGTGACATATGGCGATGTTGGTTCATCATTGGTACGCTTGAAGCGTTTAAGCAACAAACATGGAATATCTTTTGCAGATGCTCCAGTATTGTTAAACTACTTTAACATACTAGACGACACAGTGAAGATTGGTGGATCAGGTTCATCTGCATCTCCAGCAACACGTGACTTAGTACAAGTTGAGAATCCTGAATTTGGATAATAGATAGTTTTTTAACTAACCAAGCCCTTACTGTATTAAGTACAGTGAGGGTTTTTTTATGAGTACAGCTTTTATTTTAGGCAATGGCAAAAGTAGACTGTCGGTTGACTTGACAAAGTTATCGCCATTGGGTGCTACCTATGGATGCAATTGGTTGTGTAAGACCTTTACTCCAGATTGTCTTGTTGCAACAGATAGACCAATAGCAGATAGTATTCAACAAAGTGGTTATGCACAAAAGCACAGATTTCACACACGCAAACCTATAGTTGATCTAGGTGGCAAAGATTTAAGTAACCAATATAAAGGTTTCAGCAGCGGACCTAATGCGGCTGCTCTTGCATGTATTGATGGACACAGTGACATCTATTTGATTGGCATGGACTTGGGCACAACAAATGGAATGTTTAATAATGTTTATGTTGATACACAGTTTTATAAAAAAGAACTTGATCCGCCAACATATGCTGGTAACTGGATAAATCAACTTGTGAAACTTACAGAAGACTATCCAAACAGACAGTTTTATAGAGTAGAGGGCATAGAAAGTGCATTTGTAAAACAGTTTAACAATCTAGTAAATGTACAAATATTAACAATGGACAAGTTTCTTAAGATGGTAAATACTGCTAGAGGTCCACTATGAACACAAAGAAAAGAATTGACGGCGACTATTATATTGAAACCATAAATGCGACAGATATGGTGCATATTGCCAGTAACACAGAGATTGACGGCAACCTAACTGTCAACGGTAACGTTACATATATTAACACAGAACAACTGGATGTAAAAGATCCGTTTGTTATGGTAAACATGAGTAACACTTCATCTTATGCAAGTAATGCTGGATTATTAACACATAAAACAGCTACAACATTTGCTGGCATTCGTTATAATACCAACGACAATAAATGGGAATTAAGCACAAGCACAGGCAGTACAGGCGAAACTGGTACGTGGAGCGAAATTGGAACTGCGGTTTCAGGATCAGTTGCAGGAGCAAATACACAAGTACAGTTCAACAACGCAGGTGCATTTGGTGCTAGTGCAAATATGACGTTTACAGATACTAGTCAGTTAAATCTAACTGGAAATGTAAATATCAGCACAGGATTACAACTCAAAGACAGTGCCGCTCCTGGTGCAGTAACAAACACCACAGTTTTACACGGTGGTATTGCAGGTAGTGGCGGAACAGGCGTTTACTTTGTAGACGATACAACAACTGATGAACTAGTAAGCAAAAGCAAGGCTATTGTTTTTGGAATTATATTTTAAGGAAAACAAATGACAATACAAACAACTGCCGTATCAAACAGTGCCACAACAGTATACTCTAGCACAAACAACACTGCGGTCACTTATATGCAATTAACCAACACAAGTGCTGGTGCACTAACTGTTGACATCCATGTAATACCAAACGGCGACAGTCTAAGCACAACAAACGCAGTAGCAAAAACACTGAGCATTGCTGCAACTGACAGTTATCAATTATACACTGGAGGTGAAAAACTACTGCTTGCAAACGGAGATACTGTTCAAGTAACTGCAAGTGCCGCTACAGGAATAAATTCAGTAGTATCATTTACGGCTATCTAGTATGGCAGGCACATTTCTAAAAAATAGGATAATCCAAAGTGGAGAAGCTGGAGTTGTTGTTCCTGGCGGTACTACTGCTGAACGTCCTACAAATCCAGTATTTGGCGTTTTTAGATATAACACCAGCAATAATAACTTAGAATTTTTTAATGGTTCACAATATACTGCAATAGCAAACTCAGGCGAAGCAAACATCACAGTAGACAGTTTCACTGGCGACAATTCAACACTTACATTTACACTAAGCACTGCCGCAAGTGCAGCCGATCAAGTGATTGTTTTTGTTTCAAACATCTATCAACAACCAACTGGGATTTATACTATTACAGGCAGTGGCAACGACATTACCTTTAGTTCTGCACCATTGGCCGCTGAACCTATTAATGTAATACACGGTGTTGGCAACACGCCTTAACAACTGCGATAAATACTGCAAAGTTTAAGGATAGTAATTAATGGCCATTGCAAGAGTCACCGGTAAAGCACTCGCAAGTAATCTTGAAAGAACAACCAACCTAGCTGTTGATACAAGCACATTGTTCATTGATGTGACCAACAATCGTGTGGGTATTGGAACTGCTACACCTGCACAACCTTTACATGCTCCGGGTACGGCTAAAATTGCAAATCTGACACTTGCTGGAAACGCATTGACGTCAGAAAGCACGTTAAATTTAAGTGGCAGTGCAGTAAATTTAGGTGCAATGACTGCCGTTACAATCACTGGCGGAAGCAATGGGCAGGTACTTACAACAAACGGTAGCGGCACGTTAAGTTGGACAACTGGTGCAAACATAGCATCCGTACAAGGTAATACAATAAATCTTGGCACACCAGCTGATGGCAATATATCTGGACCAGACGTTGCATATGACGGTTGGACAACCACAACAAAGGTAACAACTGGTATCGACGATCTCAACCAAGTTGCCTTAAACATTGCAAATAACAAATATGTTGGACAAGCAAGTTTTGTAGGCACACCAACCAGCGGACCTTCGCCAACAACTGTAAACTTCACTGGTACATTTATTGGAAATGCAAATGGTTTTGAATGGAACTTTGGTGATGGCAATACTTCAACTTCGCAAAATCCATCACATACATATAACAATGCCTCTGGTGGACAATTTACAGTAAGTTTTACTGCTAAAAATACAAACGGAACACATGGAGGTGACATATCCGCTGGTGCAAAAGGAAGTGCTGACAGTTTTACAAGAACAAATTATATTACATTGTTTACTCCAACGCCTATACCAAGTTTTACACTTGATGATAGCACAATAGACACAGGTGCTACTGCAACTATAACAAACACAAGTCAGTTTGTTACAACCAGTTTTGATCTAAGTTGGGGACAAGGTGCAAACGTACAACCGGCAACAGATTTTACCACAGTTCAAAACACTTACAACAACACAGGTGGAGATACACAGTACAATATTGTGCTTACCGGTGTATCAAACACTGCTGGTGCTAGTCCTGTATCGGTTACGAGTGCACCAACTACTATTAGCGTGTTTACTCCCCAAACAACAACATTTAGTGCAAATGTTGTGCGTGTAGTGAACGAAGAAGCAACTTCAGGTGGTGTAGTGCAATTTACAAATACAACTGCAACTGATCCAGGAACTACTGCACTATTTGGGACCGGACAAAAGTACATCTACACTTTTGGAGATGGAAGTGTAAGTTCTATAAACATACAAAACGGTGTAACTGGAAACCCAGGAAGTCCTATAAATCATGTGTATGCGTTAAGCGGAGGTCAACAAGCCGCCGGTACAACTGTAACATATCAAACAAATTTACGTACTCAAACTGGACATTCAAGTAGTCCATTTCTTGCGGCTAATATTGCAATAGCAGTTGAACCAGACATACGCAGTATCTTTTCAGGTACGATGGTAACAGTTAGTGATAGAACAGGCGACGATGCACAGGACGGCTATTTGTTTACAGACTATAGATCAGGAGTAGAAACTGATCGAGGATTAGTTACATTTCAAAACACAAGTCAAAACGTTACAACAACAAATTTTACGTTTGGAGATGGCAACACAACTGGTGATATCACAACTGGAGCAGGTACTCCTGGTGCTGCAAACATAACAAACAGCTATGGTAGTGTTGCAAGTTTTACAGTAGCATTGGTATCTTCAGGAACTCCTGATACTATTGCACAAACTGACACCGAAACAAAAACAAATTTTATTACAATCAAAGCCAATCCGGCTGCACCTGGAGCACTAAGTTCAAAAACACTTAGTATGTCAACAGGTAGTCAAGGTACTGCTCCGCTATTGGCTGCAGGTGCTACTGATAGAAGTAGTGGCAACATACCTGCCAACGGTAGCAGTGTAACAAGATACACAACTGCTGATCCAATTGTTACAAGCACAGTAACTGATGCAAACACTGCAATTTCAGGAACTCTTACTGCTACATTTAACAACAGTGCTTCTGGTGCAGTCACATTTGCTAACAATACCGATAAAGCAGGCAC